TTATGGTTTAAAAACTGAAAAGAAAAGAATTGTAAAACAACAAGCATCAGGATTATTAGAAAAAACAGATTGGCATAATCACAAAGCATTAGATGATGATACATACACAATTCCTGATAATGTAAAAACTTATAGAGCAAATGTTAGAGCAAAATCAAATGAAATGGAAACTCAAATAAATGCTTGTACTAATGTTGATGAATTAAAAGCATTATATGAATACACAGAACAAGAAGATGGAACTCAAACAAGGCCACTAGCAGAATTTCCAAAGGAGATTTAATGCCACTAATACTTGGAACTAACTCCATAAAAGATACAGGATATGAAGTTGCTAACTCATGTAGATTTAATGATGATTCAGATGACCATTTAGATAGAACTCCATCTAGTTCTGGTAATAGAAGAACTTGGACTTGGAGTTGTTGGTTTAAAAGAGCATCATTTACAAGTAATTCAAGAGTTTTTGTTGCACATAGCGATAATAGTAATAGAGTTGAAATTGGAATACATAATGAAACTGTAAATTGTTTTAGAGTAGAATTGTTATCTAGTTCTAGTAATTCAGAATTGCAAACTAACGCAGTATTTAGGGATCCTTCGGCATGGTTTCACGCAGTTGTTGCAGTAGATACAACGCAAGGCACAGATTCAAATAGAGTTAAATTATACATTAATGGAACACAAGTGACGTCTTTTCAAACAGAATCATATCCAACACAAAATACAGAATATGTAATAAATCACACTGTAGAACACAATATTGGTAAAAGTATAAATTTTTCAAGACCTTATGATGGATATATGTGTGAAGTAGTTTTGATAGATGGAACACAACTAGACGCAAGTTCATTTGGAGAATTTGACGATAGCGGAATATGGAAACCAATTGATGTATCTGGTTTAACCTTTGGCACAAATGGATTCTATTTAGACTTTGAAAACTCTGGTAGTCTAGGTGCAGATGTATCAGGAAATGGAAATAACTTTACTGTAAATAATTTAACTAGCATAGACCAAACTACTGATACTTGTACAAATAATTTTGCAACATTTAATAATTTATTAGGAAATAATTTACAAGGTTCACAATTAACTTTTAGTGAGGGAAATTGTAAAGTTCAAGATTCTGGTGGTTCTAATGACCCTTATATTCCATCTACAATAGGAGTAACAAAGGGAAAATGGTATGCTGAATTAAAATTAGATGCTTATACAGAAGATGGTCATGCTTTTGGAATTGCCGCAACTGATAGTGATTTTTCTGAAAGTACTGCAAATTTATTTTGTATGTTGCAATATGCAACAAAAGGTGCAGACAATCTTCCAAGAATTTATAATTTTGGAGATTTGTCTGATAATAATTTAACAGATAACAATGCTGGAGATATAATAGGTTGTGCAGTAGATGTAGATAATGGCACAGTTGATTTTACTGTAAATGGTAGTGCTTATGGTTCACAGGTCACAGGATTAAGTTCAAATTTTTCTGGAAAAACTATTTTTTTTATAATTAGAGGAGAGGGTGGTGCATCAAGAACATTTACAAGTTCAGTTAATTTTGGCAACCCACCATTCTCAATCTCATCAGGGAATAGTGATGCAGAGGGTTTTGGTAATTTTGAATATTCGGTGCCTTCAGGTTATTTTAGCCTTTGCACAAAAAATTTAGCGGAGTATGGATAATGTCATATACGAATGGTCTCGATAAACCAACAGATTATTTTAACACTAAACTTTATACTGGTAATGCCTCTACAAATGCAATAACAGGAGTAGGATTTCAACCAGATTGGGTATGGTTAAAAAATAGAAGTTCAGCATATCATCATAGACTTTTTGATAGTGTTAGAGGAACAACTAAAAATTTATCTTCTAATAGAACTGATGCAGAATCTACAGAATCAGGTTTAACATCTTTTGATAGTGATGGATTTACTTTAGGTTCTGATGGTGGTGCAAACAACAATACTGATAATTATGTTGCATGGAATTGGAAAGCTGGTGGCTCTGCATCATCAAACACAGATGGAAGCATAACCTCTACTGTTTCTGCAAATACTACTGCTGGATTTAGTATTGTGTCTTTTACAGGAACAGGCTCAAATGCTACTGTTGGTCACGGATTAGGTGTTGCACCAAAAGTAATTATAACAAAAAGTAGAGTTAATGCTGAGAACTGGGGATTTTATCATCAAAGTCTTGGAAATGGAAAACAACTTGAATTAAATACAACTGCTTCACAAAAAACAAGTTCTGCTTATTATAATAATACATCACCAACTTCTACTGTATTTAGTGTAGGAACAGCAGATTCAACAAATGATAATCAAAATATGATAGCCTACTGCTTCGCTGATACAGGCAACAAATTTTTTAAGGCAGGAAGCTACACAGGAAATGGAAATGCTGATGGAACATTTATTTATACAGGATTTAAACCCGCATTCGTTTTGTTTAAACAAACTAATACTAGTGGTGGACATTGGTATATTTATGATAATAAAAGAGGTCAAAATGAATTAGATGAACATTTATACCCTAATCTAAGTAGTGCTGAAGCAACTGGAGATAATGCAATAGATATTTTATCAAATGGTTTTAAAATGAGAAGCAGTAATGGTGATAGTAATGCTTCAGGTGGAACATACATCTACATGGCTTTTGCAGAATCGCCATTTGTGACAGGTGCTTCAGCTATACCAACAACTGCAAGATAGGAGTTAATCATGCAATTATCAAAACATTTTACATTAGAAGAATTTGAAAAAAGCCAAACTGCTACAAGAAAAAACATTACTAATAAAGCTGGTAGTGGAGAAATTAAAAATTTAGGCGATTTATGTTATGAAGTATTAGAGCCTGTAAGAGCAAAGTTTGATAAGCCTGTCACTATTACATCAGGCTATAGATCAAAAGAATTGTGCCTTGCTATTGGCAGTTCAGAAAATTCACAACATACTTGTTCTAATGGTTCAGCGGCGGCTGATTTTGAAATAGCTGGAGTTTCAAATCTTGAAATAGCTTTATGGATTCAAAACAACGTAAATTTTGACCAATTGATTTTAGAATACTATACAGGAGAACCATCAAGCGGTTGGGTTCATGTTTCATATAAAGAGGGTTCTAATAGAAAACAAGTATTAACATATGATGGCAAATCATATACAAATGGATTACCTGATGCAAAGTGGTCAGGTGGTAAATTAACTAATTGAGGTAAATATGCTAACAAAAAAACAAAAGAAACTACCAATGGCTTTACAAAAAGCTATTATGAAGAAACAAAAGAAAACTAAAAAAGCTAAAAGGAGAAAATAATATGCCTTATCATTATGGACATGGAAAAGACAAGAAAAGAAAGAACAAGCCTAAAAAAAGTAAAATGGGCAAAAGAAAAAAAAGAAGATAATGGTTAAAGTAGCATCTATAACAAACATTATTAAAGATTTAAAACCCAGACAACAAAAGACTATGAAAGCACACGCAAGACATCATAGTTTAAAACACATGAGATCAATGGCAAGAGCCATGAAAAAAGGTGCTACTTTTCAAACTGCTCATAATAGGGCTATGAGGAGTATAGGTAAATGAGTGGATTTACAACAACAACAACTTTAAGGGAAATGATTAATAAATTTCCAATGAAGAAAAGGAGAAGAAGTGGCAAAAAAAAGAAAAAGAAGAAAAGTACCAAAAGATAAAGCAACTGATTTACCTAAAAAATATCTTTCAGGATTAAAAGGTGCAAAGAGATCATCAAGAGCAAGTTTGATTAAATCTATGTCAGAAGCATACAAAAGAGGAGAAAGAATACCAAGATCAATGTTTAGGGCGAGGGCAAGAAGTGGCTATTAGAAGAAAACCTTTATCTGCAAGAGTTGTTTCTATTTTAAGAGCAAAAGCAAAGAATAGAAAAAACATAACTTTAGGTATGCTGAAAAAAGTATATCGTAGAGGACAAGGTGCTTATTTATCATCAGGTTCAAGACCAAGAACATCTATGCAAAGTTGGTCGCTTGGCAGAGTCAATAGTTTTTTGCGAGGAAGTAGAAAACATGATACAGACTTACGAAGAAAGAAAAAGAAATGAGTAAGAAACCTAGAACTACTGGAGAACACATTGTTGCCTTATATGGTCATATCAAAGGCTTAACTAGAGAAATACAAATCATAAAAACAAATCATCTTAAACATATGCACAATGATATAGATAAGATTGATTCTAAATTTGATAAACTTACTTCATGGATAGTTTATGGAACTGGTGCAGTAGCAATCGTGTTCCTAACCCAAATACTTTACATCTTCTCAAAATAGTTATACAAGTTAAACTTGTATGAGTCATAAAAAAATACTTGTCATATCTGATATGCACATTCCTTATCATCACAAAGACTCATTTAATTTTTTAAAAGAAATCAAAAAAGAATTTAAACCTGATACAATAATTAACATCGGAGATAGTTTAGACTTTCACGCAATATCTATGCACGATTCTAACCCTGATTTATTCTCTGCTGGACATGAATTAAAAGAAGCTAGAAAATTTGTAAAAGAATTAGAGGGTATATTTCCTATGGTCACAGAAGTTGATTCTAACCATTCTAGTTTAGTTTATAGACGAGCATTAAAGCATGGAATGAGTAAAGAATTTTTAAAAGACTATGGAGAGTTTTTAGGAACTAAAAAATGGAAATGGATAGATGATTTAACTCTTACAATGTCTAATGGTCAAAGATGTTTTTTTACACATGGAAGAAGTGCAGATATTTTAAAGGTATCTCAAACTATGGGAATGAGTGCAGTACAAGGTCATTATCATACAAAGTTTGTAATATCTTGGTGGGCAAATCCTGATAATCTTTTTTTTGGTATGAACGTAGGTTGTTTGATTAATCAAAAATCTATGGCTTTTGCTTATGCCAAGAATTTTAAGACAAGGTTTATTCTAGGTTGTGCAATTATAATAAATGGTATTCCTAGACTTCTTCCTATGGTTTTAAACAATAAAGGGAATTGGATAGGTAAAATTGTCTAGTTTAAAGCCACACAGAGCCACGCAGAGAGCCACTGACAAGCAAATAGGTGGTACACACTATAAAGGCAAAATCCAACCAATAGAATTGATTATTTCTCATAATTTAGATTTTATAGATGGTAATATTGTGAAATATGCAGTGAGAAATAAAAAAGGAGAGAATCAAAAAGAAAAATATGATAAAATTATACACTATTGTGAATTAGCAAAGGAGTTAAAATGTGGTTGAATTTATTATCGTTGGGTGTAAAAACTGGTGCAAAAATATATCAAAACAAACAACGAACAAAACAATTAATGTCAGATGCTCAAATGCACCACGCAGAGCAAATGGCGAAAGGCGAAATTGAATATAAAGCGAAAGTTATTGAGAGTAATGATAATGGTTGGAAAGACGAATTTGTCCTTGTTCTCGTATCTCTTCCTATTCTTTTATTGGGTTGGTCTGTGTTCTCTGACGATCCTACGATTCGTGATAGAATAGATTTATTTTTTGAATATTTTAAAAACTTACCTTATTGGTATCAAGCTATTTTTATTGGAGTTGTTTCTGCAATCTATGGACTTAAAGGTGCAGACATTATGAGAAAAAAGTAGTAATGTCTTTTAATGGACATAGACGCAGTAATTATAGATTGTGAATTTCAAGTTGAATCAAAATGGAAACCTTATTCGCACTTTGTAAATTTGCGTTTTGTAGATATAACACCCAATAAACCAAAACTTCATAATGCTATTTATCAATTAACTAAACACGATGATTTAGAAATTATTGATTATAACTACACAGAAACTCCAATCACAAAAGATACAGATATAAAATATTTTGATGTGACTATTAACTAGGGTGGCACTAACAAAAAGAGAGCAATAAAAACCACCCTAGCAAATCATCAAGGCTACCTGATGACTTTATCTACTAACTGATAAATATAAGGAGGTTGACCCTATTCTCGTTAGCAGAATTCTTTAAACCTTATTATTCAAAGTTAAATCTCTTTTTAACTCTGATTGTTTTAGACTAACATACCGGTCAATATTATTATAGTGGTATCTAGCTTTGGTTAATTCTTTTTCAGCTTCAGCATATTGTTCAACAATCATTTTATAATCTTTATCTATTCTAGCTTCGTGTTCAGCTTCAGACATTGTTTTAACTAATTTCTTATGTTTAATTACACACGCAGAGAAAGTGGCTTTTCTTCCCTCGTCTAATATAATTACTTTCTTTTGCCACTCTGCCCACTCGTTTGATGCTTCTTCTAATTTTTTATATAATTGTTCACTTAAATTCATTGTTTCTCCTTTAACATATATTTGAATGTAGAAGTTAATGGGTCGAACTCTAATTTATCACAAGAAATTAATAATACCGACCCTAGTATTAATAATATTATTGTAATTTTTTTAACATACTTTCTATGTATTGGTATTCCAAATATTATCATGGGTATTGCAACATCTCCTCTGCTTCTTTTTCTAATTGTTTGATTTGTTGTTTAAGACTATGATTTTCTTTTTCTAAAGAATATACCTTTTTATTTAATCCTTTATGTTCCATATACATCGCTTGTAATTCTTCTCTCTTAAAAGCGAGATCACGTTTTAATTGGTTAATCTCGCTAATAAGTTCTTTTGTCATAATTAAAATGGTATCTCATCGTCCATATCAGACATTTTTTCAACTGGCTTTGCATGATCTGGTGCAAATTGTGTTGCATGAGATGGCATGGATTGACCGATAGGTTTCATACCATCTATGTTTGCTTGTGGTTTATATGGCTTTACCATAACTAAACAAAATATCTGCTCTAAATTGCTTTTTGCATATTTAGGTGGATTAGACATTTCTTGCGTTTTAGTCATGTACTTTAAAACATATCCAGCACTAGCATATTTTTGAACTTCAGGACTCATAAACCAATCATTTACTTGTGATAAGCTATATTTCCTTTTGGTTAAGCTACAAGTGAATTTAACTTTACTAGCTTCGCCACTGTACTCATACTTTGGACTTTGATTCCCAGTTGGGAACAATCTCATTGATAAACCACAAAAGGGTAAATCAAACTTATTTTGTTGATACATTTTTTCCTCGTTTTAGTTGATTATATTTTCGTACTTGCTCGTTAAACAATAACTCGGATTTATGACAACTCAATAATCCAAGAAATGCTTTCAAGTGTTCCTTTTTATATAAAATGTGTCTAGCTTCAAAATCTCCACTATCTTTAGGAAGTCGAACTAAATACATCTTATTTATTTTTTTACCAGTTTGTTCTTCATAAGCTAATTTATAACCATGCAACTGATGAACCATGTTTATAAACACTCCTTTAGAAGTCTTTATATCTATTAACCATAAATTGTTATCTGGGTCTTTAGCCACTAAATCCAATGTGCCACAAAACCCTCTTTCTGAATAAAGTATCTTTTCAGATTCGACTACTTTCAGTTTATGTTTTTTCCAAAACTTTTTAAACTTTTCAAAACAACCTTTGATAACAGGGTCTTCAGGGTCAGTAAATTTCTCTCCCTTTAACCACATCTCACAAAACTTATGCACCATAGAGCCAATATTTAAAATATTATCTCCTTGTTTTTTTGCATTAGTTTTAGCATTTAAGATTATGGTTTCTATCTTATCAATAGAAATACCTTGTCTTTCCATCTCTTGTTTGATTGCATTTACTTGATTAGCAATTTTCCAATTCTCTAACATTGGACTTGCTAATTTACCAAGAATTGTACTCATACCCACTACATATTCGTTATTATGGATATAAACGTGCTTTTCTTGATTGAACTCTATTTTATGACCATGTTCTGTTTTTATAGTAGTCATGCTCTCTCCTTTTTAGTTTATAAGTTATAAATACTAAACTTTTCTTCAGTATTATTTGGTTGATATTTATTATAATAGCTTTGTGCCAATATTGTCAATTCTTTGTCCAAAATAGGTTTTAACCAATAATGATAAGGAACTTTGAAATATTGACTTAAAGCTAGTAATCTTATTGGATTAGGTAAGTTAGACCCTTTTTCATACTTTTGAATCTGTTGAAACGTGACTTTTACTGCTCTTGCAACTCTAGTCTGCGTTTTTTTATTTATAAGTCTAATCTTCTTTATTTGTAATCCAATAATATGAGTGACTACTTTCTCATTATGTTCATCACTAATATTCCATTCTTCTAGTAAGTTATTTATAGAAGTGTTTATTTCTTCAATAGTATTATTTTTTTTCATAAAAACCCCATTCTTCTTTCTGTTGTTGAGTTAATTTAGAAAACGATTCTTTAAAACATTTATTACATAATAAACAATCGCTGAAAATAGAATCAGAGCCAAAAAACCACGCAAGTTTTAAGGCATCTGTTCTAAAGCATTTAGCACACATATAAGCTAAAATTTTATTTCTTGTTGATGGTTTAGGCATTATTTTATTCTCCAAACTCTATAACCACCTTTTTCTCCAATATTACTACAATCTCTTATAACAACACTACCTTTGCCATATAATTCTAGTAAATATCTTTTTAAATTTTTGTGTTTGTTCCAAATATCTGAACGATGTTCATTTTCATTTGTATGTTCAGGAAAATTAATTTTAACACTATCTCCTACTTCCATTTTTTTTGCTAATAAGTAAAGAGGATTGTGATATTTATTTCGTACTCTTGGGTCTTTAGTATATGGTATATTTTTTTCTATTTTAATTAAGCACACTATGACCTCTCTTTGTTAAACATTTCCTCATAATAGACTCATACTTTGTGTCCATATTTTGATTTAATGCCCAAAAAGTAATATTGCTAATAAAGTTAGTATTGTCTTTAGCAAGTTTCTCGCAGTGCATTTGATCGTTAGTTATTTCTTTTGCTTGGTCAGTATCAAATGTTCCTGATCTTCCAGCAGTGTCTATGATTGGCTTATATTTAACGCACCCTTGTAATAAGCAGACAAAGATTGCGATTAAAAGTATTTTTTTCTTCATATCTTATGTTTCCTCTCTTTAAAGAACTGGTTGATGATATTTCATCATGTGCATTTTAAACTGCAAGTTCTTCTTTTTCTGCTTCAGCTTTGAAAGGCGAGTCAACAAATCTTGTTCCTTGACTATTGTCTTGTCCAACCTCTCTTGAACCTGAAACATCTTTTTTTGGTTCATTTTTTTTTTCCTTTATAAAAGCATCAACATGATTACCATACATTGACACTCTATCGTTAGCCACATCTTGTAATGTAGCATTTGGTGGATATGCACCAAATTCTTTTTTAAAATGTTCTTTCCAATCTTTAGACTTACATTTTATAATTGATACTATCATATTCTCTCCTTTAATAATTAAATTTATCTTGTTCTTCTGCTACTATTCCATGAAAACTAGATTTGAATAAAACATATTTTCTGTCATCATTCCAATCTAAATAATATTTTTTTGCATCTATTGTAGCAGTTTTTTTGTTATATACTCCCTCGTCAAAAGATTGAATCATATCGGTTGCCATTGAATCTATCCAACCTTTTTGAATATCTTTAGGAAGTTCTTTAAAAGTAATATTTCTTTTTATTACCTTTATAGTTTCTTTTTCCATTATGCTCTCTCCTTTTTTAGTGTTAGTTTTATTTAACATACAAATAATCTATAAAAAGAGGTTGCATTATGCAATAGTTAATTTATCGCATAAAATATAGCTTTTTTAACTTTTTTTCAGTTAATTTACAACTTTCTTTATAATTTTATTGAAATTAGCAAATCAATTTTATAAAAACGAATCAATTTTAGTTATGAAAAATAAATATTTAGTTTATAAAGAGAGAGTCGCAAGACAAGTATTTATTATTTTCATATCAATACTTTAATAAGATCGGCTGACTCAAAGTAATTCTCTCGACTTTGGGTCGGCCATAACAGAGAGAAAAAGAGATGAAACAACTAGATATATTTGCTACCGATTATGAGTCAGCAAATTACACAAAAACAAGCCAAGACGCACTAGCCACAATAAAGCCAAAGATTAAGACTAAAAGACAACAAGTTTATGAATTTGTAAAATCTAAAGCATCTACAAATTATGAGATTTCAGATGAATTAGAAATACCTTTATCTAGTGTCTGTGCTAGAGTCAGAGAATTACAAGTTTTAAATTTATTAGAAGACTCTGGTAAAAGACGAGAAACTAAATATGGCAAACAAGCGATAGTATGGCAA